GGGCGGATATGAAAGAGAGGAGGGCGTGAGCGCATGAGTGCCTCGGCGGATCTGGCCGCACTCTGGTTCGCGTACTCGGTCAGCGTGGAGAGGCTGACCGGCGCCGGGTCCTACGGCCCCGTGCTGGCCACCGCGACGACGGAGTCAGCCATGATCGACCCGGGGAACAAACTGGTTCGGTCGGGCACCGGGGAGCAGGTGGTGAGCTCGGCGCGGGTGTTCCTCCCGATCGCTACCGCAGCCGTCCCGGACGGTTCGCGCGTCACCCTCCCCGCCACCTTCGGCGGCAGGTCCGCCACGGTGATCACGTCCCTGCCGCACGCCTCGGGGTTGGGCACGCCGGATCACCTGGAGCTGGCGCTCGAATGATCGACGCGCGGATAGAGCTGCACCTGACCCAAGGGGTCGCCGAAGCCGTGGCCCGGGCTGCACTGCGCGGGCTGGAGGACGGCGGGGAGCACGTCCTGAAGCTGGCACGCGACCTGGTGCCGCTGGAGGAGGGGACCCTGGAGCGCTCGGGGCAGGTCACCAGCGACGGGGAGGCTAAGGTCGCCGTGTCGTTCGATACGCCCTATGCCGTCCGGCAGCATGAGGACATGAGCCTTCGGCACGCGCACGGGCGCAAGGCGAAGTACCTGGAGAGCGCGCTTGCCGAGGGGCAGATCGACGCCGGCCGCCTGGTCGCGGTGGCCGTGCGCAGAGCGGCAGGTGGGTGATGGCTGACGGGATTCAGCGCAAGCTGAGGGCCGGAGTCGCTGCCCTGCTCCACGCCAGCGGAGCCGCGACCTGGACGGCGTCCGGAGCGGTCAGCCTGACGGCCAGCCCCCCGCCCGTATTCGACACGTTCTACCCGGACAAGCCGGACGTGGCTGCCGCGCTGAGCACCTACGCCGCGGGCGGGGACGAGCCGACGCTGGCCGGCAGCATGCTCATGCTCCAGGTCCGCACCCGGTCCAGCCTGACCGACGTGGCGACCGGGGACGACCTGGACGACGCGATCTCGCAGGTCCTGCTGGGCAACTACCCGGTCAATCTGCCGAACGGCGTCACGATCTCGACACTGATCCGTGTCTCCGGTTCGTCGATCGGCCGGGACGCAGCAGGAAGAATGGAGCGGACGACCAACTACCGGTTGTTCGTCCACGATCCCGGTCCGCACCGGGGGTAAGGAGTACGGCAATGACCGCTACGCCCCGGGTCACCCTGGGACCGGCGTCCGGCGTCAAGGACTGGTACCTGGACGTCAACACGGGTACGTCGGCCAGCCCGACGTGGACCCCCGTGTCCGGCCTGATGAGCTTCAAGCCGGACGTCAAGGACGTGCTCAAGGACACGAGCACGTTCGATGGCGGGGGTGCTCAGTCCTCGCAGAAGACCGCCGATCAGTGGACCCTGTCCGGCAAGCTGAAGCGCGCGGGGCAGGCTGCCACGCCGACCGCCTACGACCCGGGGCAGGAAGCGCTGCGCGCCAAGTCTCTCCTCTATGGCGCCTTCAACGTCGCCGAGGTTCGCTGGTACGAGGTCAACGGGTCGGGCCGCCCGGTCGCCGAGGCCTGGCAGGGGTCCGGCGCGGTGGGCTGGACCGAGGATGCGGACGGGTACGACGACGTCCGCACGGTCAGCTTCACGATCACGGCCAACGGCCCGAAGACCGCGGTCAGCCCGAACCCGGGGAGCGTGTGATCCGATGGCATTCCGGGATCTGACGGACGTCCTTGGGGCAACCTCGCCCAAGGTGCTGCCGATCAGGGGGGCATCCGTGGAGTTCCCGGGCGCGATCAGCGCCTGGGCCGGACAGATGCTGCTGGCCATCCGGCGAATGGCCGCTCAGCAGGTGGAGGAAGGGGGCAGCGATGCCAGCACGGCGCGCGTCGTGCTGGATGCCGGTTTGATCACCGAGCAGGACGGCCTGCGGCTCGAAGGTGAGCTGCTGGGCGATGGCGCGCAGGCGCTGGACGACCTGGGTGTGTTCGGGGACGGCCGGCAACGCGTGATCTCCACCCTGATGACCTGGCACCTGTCCGGCCAGGAGGCTGCCGAGGTGGTCTGGGAGGGAAAAGCGCCAACCCCGAACCGGGCGACGAAACGGAGGACGGCTGGCAGCTCCTCCCGGACGGGTGGTACGGCAAGGGCCAGCTCCCGGACGGGAGCTGGCGCCTCCTCAGAGCCCCGGAAGCGAGCGACCAGGCGTGGGACCTCTGGCTGATCGAGCACTGGCGGCTCGTGACCGCGGATCTGCTCCAGCTATACGGGGTGGACGTCGCGGACACCGAGCTCATGCGCTCCCGGCCGTGGTCCTGGCTCACGGCCCTGATCGAGGGCTGCCTGCTGGTCAGGTCACGGATGCTCTGGGAACGTGCTGGGCCTGACCTGCGGAAACGGGTCAGTGACGCGCTCGGCCAGGGCGCCGATGTGACACCCTGGCTCTGAGCTGGACGATCGGAAGGTAGGTGGGGCGTGGCGCTGAACATCGGCGAGCTGGTCGCCTACCTGAGATCCGACGACTCCCAGCTGCGGCAGGGGCTGGGCCGCGCACAGGAGCGCGTGCGCGGGTTCGGCGAGTCGGCCAAGGCCGGTCTCGCCACGGCGGGTGCAGCGGCCGGCGCGATGATCGGGGTGGGCATTGCCCAGAACCTCGACATCGGTGCCGGCCGTGCCAAGCTGGCTGCCCAGCTCGACCTGAGCAAGGACGACAGTGCCCGGATCGGTGCCGTTGCCGGGAAGGTCTACGCCAACAACTTCGGCGAGAACCTTGATCAGATCAACGAAACAATCAAGGCCGTGGGGAACAACCTCGGCGATGTCACCAGGATGTCGTCCTCCGAGCTGCAGAAGGTGACACAGAACGCTCTGGCCCTGTCCGACGTGTTCGGCGTGGAGGTCACGCAGTCGACCGAGGCCGCGGGGAAGATGATCAAGAATGGTCTCGCGAAGAACTCCACCGAGGCGTTCGACATCATGACCAAGGGATTCCAGCTCGGGCTGGACAAATCCGGGGACTTCCTGGACACGATCAACGAGTACAGCCCTCAGTTTTCCAAGCTGGGGATTGACGGGGCCCACGCCCTAACTCTGCTCAGTGCAGGACTGAAGGCCGGCGCCAGGGACACAGATACGATCGCGGACGCCTTCAAGGAGTTCTCTCTGCGGTCGATTGACGGCAGCAAGGCCACCGTTGACGGGTTCAAGGCGATCGGTCTGAACGCCACGACCACGGCGAGGGACATCGCCAAGGGTGGACCGGCCGCGCAGGCGGCCACCATGAAGACCCTGCAGGCGCTGAACGAGATCAAGGATCCGATCAAGCAGAACGCGGCGGGCGTCGCGCTGTTCGGCACACAGTGGGAGGACACACTGCGGCAGATCCTTCCCTCTATCGCGGGCGCGGAGGAAGGGATGGATGGCCTTGCCGGCTCCACGCAGCGGATGAGTGATGTCGCTGGGAGCAGCGGTAAGGCCAAGATCGAGACGATGAAGCGCTCGGTCGAACAGTGGGTGCAGGCGCAGACCAGCTCCTCCTCTGCGCTCGGGACCACCGCGGCAGCCCTGGTCGCCTTCGCCGGACCGGGCTTCGCGATGGCCGGGACGCTCGGCCAGATCGTGACCGCGCTGGCCGCGGTGAACATCCAGACCGCGGCCACGGCGGTCTGGACCGGGATCTCCTCCGCCGCGACCAAGGTCTGGGCCGGCGTTCAGTGGCTGCTGAACGCGGCGATGTCGGCCAACCCGATCGGCCTGATCGTCATTGCGATCATCGCCCTGGTCGCCGGGATCATCTACGCCTGGCGCAACTCCGAGACCTTCCGAAAGATCGTCATTGCAGCCTGGAACGGGATCAAGGCGGCCGGATCCGCCGTGTTCGGCTGGCTGGGCACCTACGTCCCGATGGTGTTCGAAAAGGTCAAGGCCGTGGCCATGGTGGTCTGGGGGTTCATCTCCGGATACATTCGGATGCAGATCAACATCGTGCTCGGGATCGTCCGTGGCGTGATCGCCGTCTATACGTTCTTCCGGGACGCCTTCAACCGAGCGAACAGTGCCGTGGTCGGCGCGGTGACCAGCCTGATCGGGTACGTGCGCGGAGTGCCCGGGCGGATCCTTGGAGCGCTCGGAAACGTCGGCTCCCTGCTCTACAACGCCGGACGCCAGGTGATCCAGGGGATCATCAACGGCATCCGGTCGATGCTGGGCGCGCTCGGCAACATCATGTCCGAGGCGATGAGCAAGGTGGCCGGGTTCTTGCCCGGGTCGCCCGTCAAGACCGGCCCCCTGCGCGTGCTGAACGACGGGTACGCGGGCAAGCAGATCGGACACATGATCGTCGGCGGGATCGATGACGTCTCACCGCGGCTCCAGGCCGCGGTATCCGGCGCGCTGTCCGGCATCCCGGCGCCGCGGGTCGGCGGGGTCGGCGTGTCGCCCGCTCCCCGCCAGCAGGCGCAGGCGCAGGTGACCTTCCGGGGGGAACGTAGGGTCCTGGACTTCATCCGCTCCTTGGTGCAGGACTATGGCGGCGGGGATCCCGTAGTGGCGTTTAGCTCGTGAGAGGACAGGCCATGGAACAGAGCGGATTCGCGGTCGAGATCGTAGCGACCGCCACGGCGACGCACCCGCCGGGCACGATCGTGCACCCGGACGGGACGCTCACCGCGCCTGAGCCGAACGGCGTGGAGCGTGGCGCCGACGAGCGGATCAGCGACGACGAGCTGGACGACGACGAAGGGACCGTGACCCCGTGACCGTGGGCATGACGGCGACCGAGGCTGCTGCCTTCCTGAACACCTACCGTGCCACGAACAAGACATCGGCCGTGCTGTACCTGAAGCTGCACACGGGCGACCCCGGCGCGGCCGGTACGGCGAACGCCAGCGCTGTCACGACCCGCAACCAGGCGACCTGGGCCGCTCCCTCGGCGGGAAGTATGGCGATCTCCACGCTGGCCGACTACAGCATGACGGGCAGTGAGACGATCACCCACGGCTCGCTCTGGGACGCCAGCTCTGCGGGCAACTTCGTGCGGTCCTTCGCCTTCACCTCCGGCGTGCCGGTCGTCAACGGATCGACCCTGCACATCGCCAGCCTGACCCTGTCCGTCTCGCCGATCGCAGCCTGAGCACGACCTGAGTCCGGCCTGAGGTAGGGAGGGGAGCGGCGCCGTGGGAACCCTGGTGGTTTCGGACGCACTGGGGTTCAGCAGCACCAGCACGGCACTGAGCTACACCCTGCCGGCGTCCCCGGCGATCGCAGCCGGGGACCTGATCGTCATTGCGGTGTATCACGGCAATGCGGCCACGCACTCCGGCGTCACGGCCGGATACACGGCTGGCGCCACGGGGACCAACGGCACGGCCTGCAAGGGCACGGTCTACACGAAGACGGCTGACGGAGGTGAGGAAGGTAGCACCTTCGCGCTGACCCTGTCCGGCGGGTCGAGCAAGGTGGTCGCGCTTCAGGTCTGGCGCGGGGTGACGCTGGACTCGGTCAACGGGAACCAGACCGGGGCCAGCGCTGACGTCGTCAGCCCTGGCGTGACGGCGACCGCGCAGCCGGGCGTGGCGCTGGCCATCGGGGGCGGGCGTGGAGCAGCGGACGGGACGCAACCGGGCGTCACGACCTGGCCGAGTGGGTACACCTCCGGCCCCTCCGGCTCGTCCCTGCTGACCGGGTCGAACCGGAACACGGGCGTGTTCAGCTCCAGCCTGGACATCACCAGCACCACCGTGGCCAGCGCAACCACCGTGGCCACACAGTCCCTGAGCTACGTCGGGCTGACCGTGGTACTCACGGACTCGGGCGCCGGAACGGTCAATGCCGACGCCACGGTCACGGACACCCATGACGCCAGCGCCACGATCAGCGCCACCAGCCCGGCCGACGCCACGATTACGGACACGCACGGCACCAGCGCCAGTGTGTCGGCCTCCTCGCCGATCAACGCGACGCACACCGATACGCACGGTGTCAGCGCCAGCGCGTCGGCCTCCTCGCCGGGCGTGGAGAACGCGAACGCCACGGCAACCGACACCCACTCAACGTCCGCCAGTGCCACCGTGACGAGCCCAATCGGGGCAACGGTCACCGATACCCACGGGATCAGCGCCACGGCCTCCATGAGCCTGGCGGTCAACGCCAGCGCCACGGTCATCACGACGCACAGCATCAGCGCCAGCGCCTCGGCGACATCGCCGTTCCCCTTCGGTCCGACCGACGCACGGGTGGCTCTGGACCTGGACGGGTCCGGAGCGTTCGCCACCGACATCACGGCATGGGTGGACCTGGACGAGAAGATCAAGATCGAGCGAGGGCGCCAGCAGATCGGATCGAGCGCGGACAACGCGACCATGCGGCTGCGGCTGAACAACTCCGATGCGCGCTTCTCGATGCGCAACGTGGACGGTCCGTACTTCGGGCAGCTCGGCCGGAACACGGCGATCCGCACCGACCTTCCCTTGCTCGCCGATCACTACCTGGACGCACCCCTCGGGGTCGAGCTGGCCATGACCGCGCCGGACAGCGCGGGCTTGTCGATCACGGGTGATCTGGACGTGCGTGTCGATCTCGCCTTCCCGACATGGCGCCCGGGCGGAACCGGGATGACGATCCTGAACAAGTGGAACGCCACGGGCAATCAGCAGAGCTGGACGCTCACGCTGGACGGCGCCGGCAAGCCGGTCATGTTCTGGAGCAACGACGGGATCGCCGTACTGTCCGCCACGGCGACCGTGCCTGTTTCCGCCTCGCTCATCAGGCAGGCGATCCGGGCAACGCTGGACGTGAACAACGGAAGCGCCGGCAACACGGTCACCTTCTACACCGCGCCGACCCTGTCCGGATCCTGGACCCAGCTCGGCGCCACGGTCGTCACGGCCGGGACGACGTCGGTATTCGACAGCACGTCACCCGTGGCGCTCGGCGACACGACGACCGGCGGGGGTCGCGCTGCCGTCCAGTTCTACGGGGCTGCCGTGCTCCAGGGGATCAGCGGGACGCTGCGCGCCGATCTGTCCCTGGCCACCGCAGCGGACGGCGCGGCCAGCGCCGTCGACAGCATCGGCAACACCTGGACCGTGACTGCGGGGGCACGCCTGGTCGGCCGGGACGTCCGCTATACGGGCGTCGTTCCGGCCTGGCCCGTGGAGCACGGGCGGATCGACGACGACAGCAGCGTTCCGATCGTCGCCTACGACGTGCTGCGCCGAATTGGGCGCGCGCGCGCGCCGCTGAGCAGCGCCTACAGGCGCGGCTGCCTGAGCACCGTGGCGCCCGTGACGGGCCTGGTGGCCTACTGGCCGATGGAGGACCCGGCCGGATCCACACAGGCAGCGGCGGGACGCTCGGGCGACCAGGCGATGCAGGTCTACGGGGCGCCGACCTGGGCCTCTGACAGTTCCTTCCTCTGCTCCCTGCCACTGCCGAAGATGGCCAGCTCGTACTTTCTCGGACAGGT